GTGCTTTATCTTCTTCAACCTGTGCATAGGCTCCGGTAGTCATGGCATAGGCAACAGCATGGCGATCAGCGGTATTAAGCGTAAAAGAAACCTCTTCATCTATACCGCTTCCTTTGGGACCATTTTTATCCTCTCTTCCAATCATCGAGCCTTGCAGAGCAACTACTGCAATACCACCTTGATTACATCCTGGATTTCCTCCATTAGCATCAATGGTTCGAGAAGTATCTGCTTCATATATACCGCTATGTGGATTGCTTGACTGCATGGAATTGCTTTTATCAGAACAGATGCCATATGCGGTAGGCACAAAAACAGTCTGATCATTATTGCATCCAAGAGTTGCAGACTTATCATCTTGTATCAATGCACCCTTACCACCGCCTTCACAGCCAGAGCGGATTTTTAATGTTTTAGGTGTATTCATAATAAGAGGTACATTCCCACCGCCAGTTCCCATACGAGAGGTTAGCGTCTGTACTTTATTATCCTCCGAGAGTTTCACACGGCTATCAGTTGGATGGTTTTCAATGACAACAGCTGTTTGATTATCTCCCATGTTTGCACGAAGTGATCCACTTAAGTTTTCGTCAGTATGGCCACCAACTCGAGAAGCAGCACCCGGTTCAAAGGACATGACTGCACCTGGGACAACACCTGCTCTAAGTGTAGGGGAACGTTCTTCCTCATATCCTACACTTCTGCTCTTGGCACTGTGTTCAGTACAAAATCCGCTTGACTGCATTACGCAAGGCTGATGTCCATGTTCCTCTGCTCGAAGTGTTGCTGTAATATCCTTCGAAACAGACATCACTCTTCCGCCTTGGTCATTTAGGCAAGTTATGCTATCGCCTGTTTTTCCAGAGCGGTTTTTAGCATTTCCGGCAGTTCTTTGCCACGGGCTGCCGCTCGGCGTAAAATTCCTTGGCATGCCTTCGGACTCAAATAGTATTTCTCCGGCACATCTGTCTGCAAAATCTGCGACAAGGTAGATTCTACGACGACGCTGGGGGACTCCGAAATATTGCGCATCGATAGTTCGGTAAGCCACACTCCATCCGTCTCCCATATAGATGTCAGCGTATGGCCATCGACCTTTTTCAGGTAAAGGCACCGAGGTGTTCGGCTCTTTGACGCTGATGACCGTTTCGAGGACTGCCTTGAAGTCTTCCCCTTTATTTGATGAGAATGCACCGGGGACATTTTCCCAGACTGCGTACCTTGGATATTGTCCATTGGTCTTACACCTCATTTCCTTGATAATTCGGATTGCTTCATAAAAAAGGACGGATTGCTCTCCGTCCAGACCAGCTCTTTTACCCGCCACACTCATATCCGTGCAGGGAGAGCCAAAGGTTATGATATCTACAGGCGGAAGCTCCGCGCCATTTAATTTGTTTATATCCCCATAATGCTTCATCTGAGGGATACGTTTAGTCGTAACCCGTATAGGAAACGGCTCAATTTCAGATGCCCATAAAGGTTCGATGCTGCAAAGCAAACCACCTAGAGGAAAACCTCCGCTCCCATCAAAAAGGGAACCAAGTGTCAATTTACTCATCTGCATTCACCTCCGGTAGGTCACAATATCTGAATTTCGAACCATCTCTTAAAAGAAACACACCATCAGAATTTCCCACTTGCTCAATATACCTTTTTACAATGACATCACAGTACTTTTCATCCAGTTCAATGGTGTAGCAGATTCTATTTGTCTGCTCACAGGCAATCAGTGTACTTCCTGAACCGCCGAAAGGATCGAGCACAATACAGTTACTAAGGCTTGAGTTCATAATGGGATATGCCACAAGTGCCACTGGTTTCATGGTTGGATGGTCGCCATTTTTCTTTGGTTTCTCAAACTCCCAGATGGTGGTCTGCTTGCGGTCTGAATACCAGAGATGCTTGCCTTTCTTTTTCCACCCAAAGAGAATAGGTTCATGCTGCCACTGATAAGGGGAGCGACCGAGAACAAGGGACTGCTTTTTCCAAATGCAAGTGCCAGAAAGATAAAATCCAGCATCAGAGAATGCTCTTCTAAAATTGAGTCCTTCGGTATCAGCATGGAACACATAAATAGAAGCGTCCTTTGCCATTACCGCTTCGGTATTTTGAAATGTCGCAAGCAGAAAATCATAGAACGCTTCGTTAGCCATGTTGTCATTTTTGATTTTTCCAGCAGTGCCTTCATAGTTAACATTATATGGAGGGTCCGTAACTACCAAATTAGCAGTTTTCCCATCCATCAAGACATCAAAGGTGTCTTTCTTTGTACTGTCTCCGCAGACTAATCGATGCTGTCCAAGTAGCCAAATATCCCCTAAATGCGAAACAGCGGGCTTTTTCAGCTCGCTGTCTACATCGAAATCATCTTCTTTTATATTATCCTTAAGGGAATCCTTGAAAAGATCGTCCAACTCTCCTGGGTCAAAACCTGTCAAAGACACATCAAAGTCTGAAGCATTTAAGTCTGTGATGAGAAGTGCCAGTTTTTCCTTATCCCAATCGCCGCTTATTTTATTTAGTGCAATGTTCAGCGCCTTCTCCTTTTGCTCATCCATTTCAACAACTACGCATTCTATCTCATCCATGCCCATACTCAGCAGGATTTTCAAACGCTGATGACCTCCGATGACTCTGCCTGTGGTCTTATTCCAAATAACCGGTTCTACATATCCAAACTCCTCAAGGGAGCGTTTAAGTTTCTCATATTCCGGATCACCCGGTTTTAAATCCTTCCTTGGGTTATATTCAGCGGGGATGAGTTGTTTAGTTTTTATCTTCTCTATCAACATACTTTTCCACCGCCTTTCTAAATTCACTATAGTTATTTACATCTTCCCACGGAAACAGACAACTATTAAAGTGACCATAAACTGCTGTATCAGAATAAATCACATTCCTTAGACGCAACTTCTCAATGATTGCCGCAGGTCTTAAGTTGAAAACCTCCTGTGCAGCAAGAGTTAATATTTCGTCAGAAACAATACCCGTGCCAAGGGTATTTACAGAAAAGGCTACAGGATTTGCCTTACCAATGGCATAGGAAATAGCCACTTCACATTTCTCAGCAAAATCACACCACACGATATGTTTAGCAATATACCGAGCCATATAAGCACCGCTTCGGTCAACTTTTGTGGGATCTTTCCCGCATAGTGCTCCGCCACCATGTGATGCAAGTCCGCCATAAGTGTCCACCATGATCTTTCTTCCAGTTAAACCTGTATCTGCAGCAGGTCCACCTAATACAAACTGGCCAGATGGATTGATAAGAATTTCTGTTTCATCATCAAAAGGAAAATCCTCAAAGCACTGCCATAGGACATTGTTAAGGATATCTGTCTTAAGTTCTTCCTGTGTTTTATTCTTATCATGCTGTACCGATATCACAATAGTCTTTATTCGCACTGGAGTGTCCCCTTCATATTCCACCGTCACCTGCGCTTTACCATCTGGATGGATACCTTTTATCAGTTTCCCTTTTCGGCAATCATCCAGTCTCTTTACAATCCTGTGAGATAGTACAAGGGGTAGGGGAAGCATTTCTCCTGTTTCCTTTGTAGCATAGCCATACACAGTTCCTTGGTCTCCAGCACCTATCGAACCATACTGTTCATTTATTCCATTTCTTACTTCCAGTGCAGTATCCACGCCAGTTGCAATATCTACACTTTGTTTGTGTACAAATACATAAATCAAGAATTTAAGAGGGTTGTAACCAATCTCTTTAAGGACATTCCTAACAATGTATCGGATGTCTATTTTCTCGCTGCAGGAGATTTCGCCCGCCACGATAATTTTCCCTTTGGTTGCCATTACTTCACAAGCGACACGTGATGCTTTGTCTTTACGTAGGCAAGCTTCTAAAATGCTATCTGCTATGATGTCGCATAGTTTATCAGGATGCCCTGCACATACACTTTCTGCTGTTAAATATCTCTTACTCATTACACATCTCCTAATCTTTATTTGCCTCTACGGGCAGTCAACAGTCGTTCCATCACATCATCCTGTGGATTTGCACCAGAATACTCTGTCGCACAGTTTTCACGAACAATCTGATATATTTCCATCCAGAGTCTGTTGGTTTGACTCATAAAATTATGGCTCATGGAAACGTATGGACTTTGGATAGCGTTGCCAGTAGTTGGATGCTTAGCAAGAAAACCAAACTCACTTATTGCTTCCTCACACTGTATCCACCTAGCAGCACTCATGGCATATCTTTCTAATAGCTGTGGTAGAACTAGATGTGCACACCCTCGCTCCTCAAGCCATTTCCACGTAAGCTCATAAATTTCGCTAGCTACTAAGGTTTTACCATCCTTTTGTACTGCTGAAAGCATAGCCCTTGGCTGTGGCATCTCCTGCCCTTGAAGTTCTGCGGTATTTTTAAATTCAATAACTTCCAGTTTTCTTTTTCCGGGATTTCCCTCAGCAATTTTATCTATAAGTGCTTTCTTTTTCTGACCAGATCCAATACGGGCACCACCTCGATTTGTACCATCTTTGGCCATTAACTCACCTCATTTCTTATTAAGGGGGTATTACCCCGTTTGAAACTGCGACTTTTTGCACGAATCCCCACGCCCGTTGCACATCTAAAAAGCTGTTGAGATTTGACTCCCCCTACCGGGTTCCCCAACGGTCTCCATCTTTTGCAGTGATGGTAGAGTGACAGGAAGTACAAAGGGACATCAGATTGCTTCTATCATGGGTTCCACCTCTTGCTAGAGGAAGAATGTGATGTACCTCGGTTGCTGGGGTCAGCTTTCCTTGTCGTTTACACTCCTCGCAAAGAGGATGAGCCGCAATGTAGCGGTCACGTATTCTTTTCCATGCACGACCATATCGCTTACGAGTTGCTGGATCGCGGTCATACTTTTCATACCGTGCGGCTTCCTTTTTAACATGTTCTTCACAAAAACGTCTGTCAGTCAGCTCTGGACAACCAGGGTAAGAGCATGGTCGCTTAGGTTTCCTTGGCATACTACACCTCCTTTTGCCCATAGAAAAAGCCCTCGCAGGAGAAATGCTCCCGTGAAGGCTTCTGTTTGCTAATATTCCATACTACCATTATATAACTTTCACTACGGACAAACAGTGTCATCATATGCCAACCTGTGCCAAAGTGTGCCAACTTTTATTTAGGCACCTTTAAATGCTGCAAGGCTGA